TTCCTTCCTTCTTCTTGGCTGCGGCTGCCGCGACCTTCTTGGCAGATACCGCGATTTTGGATAGGTCGATCTTGCTTGCAACAGCTTCGACAACTTTGGCACGTTCGGCCAAGTTCTTCTCAGCTTGTTCAACGAAGCTAGGATCGGCTTCGACCAAGGCCCGTGCGGCCTTAGTGATCTCGCTTGCGTCATAGTGGCTGATCTTGCCACCAGCACGCTTGATTTCATCCTTCACGACATTCCGCGCAAGGCGCATGGCCTCAGTGTTGATTGCACCCTTGGCCTTCTTCGCCTTGCCACCAGTGATCCTAACCTTGCCTTCGTAGATGTTTTCAAGGTTAGTTTCAGCCGCTTCCATCGCCAGTGTGCGAAGTTCGGTCTTGTTCTTGGTTGTGCTGGTGGTGATCTTGGACATACCACGGTTCATGATGGTCTTGAAGCCTTGATACAGGGCTTCCTTGTAGACCTCATCGGGAACATCGTCTAGGCAAATGGCGATATTCACCACTGTGCCATCTTCGGCCTTAGCCTTAACAACGGGAACTTCAAGATATTCCCAAGGCTTGCCGGTCTTAGGATTGTCGCCAGTTTTCTTCTCAGCCATAGTTAAGCATCCTTCGTTTGCTACGGATTGCACACTGTTAGCCTGCGCCGGTGAGTTCAAGGGAAGATGATGATTGTCTGCATTGTGCTGGCAAGATAAAGAAAGGCCAACGCAAAGCAAATCAGACACAGACTGACGGTAAGGGTTGCTTCATTCATTGCGCGATCCTCTCTGATCGAAAGCCTTTAGTAGCGTGAAGGGTATACTCTCGATTGTCTTTAGTGACTAAGGCACAGACGCGGCGATAAGGTGCGCCACGCATACCGACCTGCGCTCGTTCTAGTGGCACAGGCGGCCTGCGATGCTTGTGACGCTTGTTAGACATAGCACGCTCCTTTCCTGTGGCACAGGCTAAGAGTGTGCAATCCATAGCGGTTTCACTTGTCAAAGAACCCAAGCTAGTCCTGCGCAATGCAGCTATGCTTGTCGTATGTTCGTGGCCATACGCTTATGCTGCACCGTGAGATGCAGCATAGGTCTATGGCTAGACAATCACAATTCCAACAGTACGAAACAAGGCTTTGAAATACTCTCGGTCCTTCTCATCCAAGGCCCTGAGTTCATTTATAAACTCAGTATTGCTCTGCCCTTGTTTCCTGCCAAAGTATTTCAAGCAAGCTGCGGTGAAGCTCAGTCTCTCGATGTCCATTTTCCACTCCTTTCGTATGGGGTTGTTGGTGGCCATACGCCAATGCCCTGCCCCTAGGATTGAAGCCTAGGTATGACAGGGCACTAGTCTATGGCTATCCCATTGCCTTCATGTTCTTCTCGAATATGCTCTTGCCTTCACACATCATTTGCTTTAAGCCGGTGTGAAAAAGCATCCTCAACTGTCCACGGGTAAGCTTCTTCAACTTAATCTTAATCCGCTTCCGCTTCATGGTGGTGTTTCCGTTTGATTATGACTGGGCACAGGCTAGGTGTTAACTAATTCAACTATGCACCCAGGATTGAAGTCATGACTAATTTCAAGGCTACCAATAATCTCTACAGCTTGCACAGCTTTCACATAGTCATTCTCATCACGATAAAATCCACGGACTTCATGCAGCCTATTCTGCCATATGAACCGCTGGCCATCGTTTAGCAACCATATCTCTCTTGAAATCATTAGTCATCTCCCTTTATGATAGCAACAGGTCCATCTCAGCTTCCGGCTTACGCAATCCACAGTCTTGCGTCAACACAAGGATCGCGAGTTCATAGCTAATCGTGAACTCACGATACATTCTGATAATCGACTGGCGCAGCTTAGGATTGTGACAGGATGGCGCAGGCGTTTGGGTCATGGTGGTACTCCCTCTGCCGACTGTACCCTAAGACTAGCACCGATCGCTGGAAATTTCAAGCACAAATTTTGTGCAATCGCCTAATTTTTGTGCAATCGGCCCCATTCGTTCCCGTTCCGTTCTGCGACATTTCGCCGCACGGGGCTCAGGTCACTAACAAATCGCCAGACCTGATGTCCCCCTGATACCATCCTGATACCCCGCTGATATGGTCCTGATAGCCCGATAGGCGCATTCCGTTCCCCTGCCTTCAGTTCCAGGTATTGCAGTAGGGGGTTCTAGGTGATGGTTCTTAAAAAAAAAAAACTTGATCTAAAGTAAGCAACCACGAACACGGTCCCCGAACACTCAGGTCACTTTTTGGGAAGTCTCATCAGGCTATCAGGATACCATCAGGGGCACATCACGGGGACATCAGGGCGAATGGGCGAACGTGCGATTTTGGATGGCTCGTGCTGGCGCAGGGATGGCCGCTAGTGCGCTTGCCAGAGCTGGCCGCTAGTGGGGTAGCGGGGCAATTCGCAAAACGCACAGGCGGGGCTCCTATTGGATTTTGAAACAAAACGGGAACAGTTTGGATAAATAAAAAGCCGGGGATTGCTCCCCGGCTTTGACTTAACCTTGCCTATTCCTTGACCGCCAGCAACGACACGTTCGCGACCATGAAAGCGCGGATATCGTCGGCGCTATCGAGTAGCCTCTCCATCTGGCTGCGATACAGTGTGATAGGAAACCGGCCTAGGCCATACACACTGACTGCACCTTTCTCCGAAACCTTAACATTCAGCTTGCGAGGCTTATGCGCTGAAAGTACCATTGCCTCTAACTGTTCGCGCGTCATGGTGGCGAGCTGTGATTGCAGAATAGCCATAGTCATTCTCCGTTGTTAGGGCAGCGCCGCAATGGCCTGCCACACAGCGAACAATCCGCCTCGATTGTGGCGAAAGTATGACCACGCAATGCACCAAGCGCAACCCTGCCATGCGGCCCACACATGGCGCATTGGCACACCGCTTGCATCCCTGCAATTCCCATGCCATCTTTTTTGTGCGGCGCACAACGACGGGGGTGGGGCCAAAAATCGCGCGCGCGGCCGGGCGCAGTACCCCCTCGCAAATTTTGTGGAAAATTCGAAATCGGAACAAATCGAGAACATTGGGCCAGAGGCGAAGGTGAGTCAGGGCTTGACTTTTTGTGGGATTGGGGGTAGGGTGGTGGGGTAAGATGAGATTCGTGTGATGAAGATTTGGCCGAAAGGCAGGCCGCGGAAGACAACGTGGCGGGATCAAGAACGGGAGTTCAAGGCGCAGCGTGATCCGAAGATGAAGGTCACGCTGGCGAAGATCACATGCTTCGACCAGGAAGAGTTACCAGAGAGCGAAGAATTGGGCCTGTGCGGGAACTGACCCGCGAGGACTTGCGTGCGCTGAATGGGCCGCGACCGAAAGTGTCTGCGGTCCAAAAATTTAGGGACTCCCATCATCGAATTGCGATGCTCTTTGCCGAAGGCCTGCGGATGCGGGAGGTGAAGGAGATTACCGGATACTCCTATCCCCGTCTGTCGGTGCTTCATTCTGACCCTGCGTTTCAAGACCTGATCGCCAGTTATCGACCGGAGGCGCAGGCACGTGCACGAGAGGCCCTCGACGAGTACCGAGCACTTGCTGTGGGTAACATGGTAGAAGGCGAACTCATGATTGAGGAAGTCCTCGCAAGGGCTCGTGAGGAGAACGAACTTCCTTCAATTCGTGAGCTTGTCGCAATCACATCTGACCGTGCGGATCGGTTTGGGTATGGCAAGCACCAGACCAGTACGAACGTCAATGTAGACATCGCCACCCGTCTTGACGCCGCCATCGCCAGGACAGAGAAACTCATCGATCACCATAAGGAAGTGGAGCCACAGGCCGTGCTGCATAGCTCCTCCCATGCGCGTGCTAGAACGCTTGTGGCCTCACTTCCGCCCATTCAACGGAGGCGTATCGCTTAACAAGTTTCGGGGGAATGGTGGCCCCCGAAAGGCAGGAGCCCATCCTTGAGTCCAGAGTTGCTCGCCTGGCTTGCCTCATGTTCAAAGGACCCACTCAGGTTCGTCCTGGGTGCGTTCCCTTGGCAAGAGGAAGGTTCACGGCTCGCAGCATTCTCAGGTCCAGAGCCCTGGCAACGAGAAATCCTCTGTCTGATTCGGGATGGGCTTCCTGTTCCTAAAGCGATCCAATTGGCAACAGCCTCAGGTCACGGGGTTGGAAAATCGGCCCTGGTCTCTTGGATCATCCTCTGGGCCACCTCAACCTTCCCTGACACACGCGGCGTCGTCACCGCAAACACCGAGACACAGTTAAAGACCAAAACCTGGGCCGAGCTCGGGAAGTGGTTCCATCTTTTCATTGCCAAGGAGTTCTTCCACCTTTCCGCCACAGCCCTCTACTCAAAGGACCCAGAACATGAGCGAACGTGGCGCATTGATATGGTTCCTTGGTCAGAACGAAACACAGAAGCTTTCGCTGGTCTTCACAATCAAGGACGTCGCATCCTTGTCCTTTTCGACGAGGCTTCGGCCATACCTGACGTTATTTGGGAGACCACGGAGGGTGCTCTTACCGACTCAAACACTCAAATCATCTGGTGCGTCTTTGGAAACCCTACTCGGAATACAGGCCGCTTTAGAGAGTGCTTCCCAGGCCAGCGCCATGGCCATGCATGGAAGACATTCCAAGTAGACTCACGAGAAATCACCTTCACCAATAAGCAACAGATCGAAAACTGGGTCACCGCCTACGGTGAAGACTCTGACTTCGTTCGCATCCGCGTCAAGGGTGTGTTCCCGCGTACTGGCGAGATGGAGTTCATCTCCAACGACGAAGTGGAACAAGCAGAAACCCGCGAAGCCGAGTCCTATCCGAATGATCCTTTCATCATGGGAGTTGACGTTGCGCGATATGGATCAAACGAGTCAGTTATCTATTTTCGAAAAGGCCGCGATGGTCGCAGCGTTCCTCCTGTGCGTCTGCGTGGTCTTAGCACCGTTGAGCTCGCTGGCAAGGTCTCAGAGCTCTACCACCACTACCATGCCGATGCAATCTTCATCGACGGAGGTGGCGTCGGTGGCGGCGTGGTCGATAACTGCCGTGCCCTACATCTCTTCGTCTACGACATTCAATTCGGAGCCAAGCCCGATTCCATAGGCTTCGCCACAGGCACAGATGGCGAGCGCTACGCAAACAAGCGAGCGGAAATGTGGGGCTCGATGCGAGGGTGGCTCAAAGTCGGGGCGATTCCAATCATCCCAGAACTCCGTGCGCAACTTGTGGGCCCAACCTACACCTA